CGATCATGGCGGCGCAGGAGCAGAGCCAGCTGAAGGCGATGGAGAACGCGGGACAGCCCAAGCTCGCGCTGGTGCATCCGGGCGCGCTGAACGACAAGCAGCGCCAGATGGTCGCCGAGCAGTACCTCAAGCAGCACAGCGGATCGGTGAACGCCGGCCGCCCGCTGGTGCTCGGCGACAACATGCGCGTCGAGCGCATCTCGAGCACGTTCGACAACGACGGGATCGACGCCGCGCGTCGCTACTCGGTGCAGGACGTGTCGCGCGTCTTCGGCGTCCCGGTCTCGTACCTCAGCGAGCACAGCCAGAGCACGTACGGGTCGATGGAGTGGCTCGGCCGCATGTACGTCGACCACTGCATGCGGCACTGGTCGTCGATCTGGACGAGCGAGATCCGCATGAAGCTGGCCTCGCAGTACACCGAGGTCGTCTGGGACTTCGACGCGCTGCAGCGCCCGAGCCTCGCGGAGCAGATGTCCGCGCTCCGCACGGGCGTCGAGGCGGGCTTCATCACCCGCAACGAGGCGCGCGCGCGCCTCGACCTCGAGCCGCTCGCAGGGCTCGACGAGCCAATCGTCGCCAAGAACATGGGCACGGGCGGCGGCACAACGAACATCGGCACCGACACAAGCGCGGAAGCGGGGACCCCCAATGATTTCACGGCGTGACATCGGATCCATCGAGCAGGCCGTCGAGGGCCGCACGCTGCGCGGCGTCGCGGCCGTCTACGGCGCGCAGTCGCGCGAGATCACCGAGTACGGCCGCACCTTCCGCGAGCAGATCGCGCCGGGCGCTTTCGCCAAGTCGCTCGGCGAGGACATCAAGCTTCTCTACAACCACGACCCGTCGATGCCGCTGGCGAGGACCCGCTCGAAGACGCTGGCGCTGATGGACCGCGCCGACGGGCTGCACTACGTCGCGTCGCTCCCCGAGACCACGCTCGGCAACGACGTGCGCGCGCTGATCGAGCGCGGCGACCTCAGCGGCGAGATGAGCTTCGGCTTCTACGTCGAGGCTGACGAATGGAACAAGGCGCGCACCGAGCGCACCGTCCGCCAGGCGAAGCTCGTCGAGGTGAGCATCGTCGTGGACGCCGCCTATCCCCAGACCAGTTCGAGCCTGCGTCACGTTGACGCGGCTTCCATGGACGCCGCGCGAGCGCGGCTCGCACTTCACATGACGAGGATTTCACAATGGACGACCTGACCCAGATGGAAAACACCGTGCACGAGTACCGCAAGGCGCTCGAGCAGTTCGCCGCCCGCAAGAACGCGGACACCCACGAGATCACCAAGCGCGGCTCCGGCGAGGAGCGCGAGAAGATCGCGCGCATGGACGCCGACCTCGACGCGGCCGAGCGCCTCGTCCAGATCCGCGCCCAGCAGAAGCGCATCGCGGAGCTCGAGTCGCGCGCCGAGTTCCAGACCCGCGTCCCCGGCGGAAACCTCGAGGCGAGCGAGTACTCGAAGCGCTGGATCAACGCGCTCGTCAGCGGCAACCCGATGGAGATGCGCGCGCTCTCGCTCAGCTCGAGCGGCGCGGCGATCCCGACCGACATGGAGCGCCGCATCGTCGAGCGCCTCCGCCAGCAGAGCGTGATCCGCGCGCTCTGCACGGTCGTCCCGATCGACTCGAAGCGCACGATCACCATCGAGAACGCGCTGCCGACCACGGCGCTCGTCACAGAAGGCGGCTCGATCACCGCGTCCGACCCGTCGTTCTCGACGGCGATTAGCGTGGTGCCCTACAAGTTCGCGACCCGCGTCACGATGAGCCAGGAGTTCATCGAGGACGCCATCGGGCAGGGCGGCATCGGCGGCGGGCTCAACTACGTCGCCGACAAGTGCGCCATGAGCATCGCGCTGTCGCAGGAGGAGTACCTTACCGTCGGCACCGGCAGCTCGCAGCCCGAGGGCATCGAGACCGCCTCGATCACCCAGATCGAGAACATCGGAGCGGGCGGCGCCGGCAACTCGGCGAGCGACGACCTCACCGGCGACATGCTGATCAACTGCGTGCACCGTGTCCCGCCGCAGTACCGCAGCGGCCCGCGGTTCTCGTGGGTCATGCACGACTCGCTCGTGCAGCACATCCGCAAGATCAAGGTCAACTCGACCGACTACGTCTGGAAGCTGAACGAGACGGGCGGACTCTCGCAGGGCGCGCCCGGCACGATCTACGGCATCCCGTACCGCCTCAGCGCCTACATCAACACCGCGACCGACACCACCAACGGCGCCGTCGTGGCCGTGGTCGGCAACTTCGAGTACATGGAGCTGTTCGAGCGCACGGGCGTCACCTCGCTGCTCGACCCGTACTCGGCTGCGTCGACGCACCAGACGAACCTGTACCTGTACAACCGCTGGGACAGCCACATCATGCTGCCCGAGGCGTTCGCGTCGATCACCGTCTGATTCCCTTGTTGCGGGGGGCCGCCGCCGGAAGGCGGCGTCTCCCTTTATGCCCGCGCTCCCCATCCCGCTCGACGTCCTCCGGACCCGTCTCCGCATCGAGACGGAGGCCGACGACGTCGACTTGTCCACGCTCGCCATCGCGGCCGCCGAGGTCATCGAGCGCGAGACGGGCATCGCGCTCTCGAGCGCGACGAGGACCGCGAAGATCAGGCGCTGGGCGCGCTTCATCCCCGACGTGCAGCCGTGCACGTCGTTCACGCAGGTCCAGTACGTCGACGGCAACGGGGTCACCCAGACGCTGCCGGCGGCCGAATGGTGGGTCGACGACAGCGAGCCCGTGATCGCGCTCGAGTTCGACACCGACAAGCAGATGAAGGAGAACACCTTGGCGACGGTCACCTACGTCGCGGGGTACACGACGATCCCCCACGCGCTGCAGCAGTGCATCGTGGCGCTCGTCGGCAGCTGGTACAACAACCCCGAGTCGAGCAGCGTGGCGGCGCTCGCCGAGGTCCCGCTCTCGTACCGCTACATCATCCAGCAGTACGCCACGAGGAGCCCGATGCGATGATCTCCGCGGGGCGGCTCAGGTTCGTAGCGACGCAGTACCGCCCGCCGGCGGCCGCGTCCACGCTCGGCCTGCGCGGCTCGACGTGGACCGCCGGCACCCTGTTCCGCTGCGACGTGCGCGAGCAGTCGGCGACCGAGCAGCAGTACGCCGACGGCGTGGCGGTCGTGCGGCAGTACGAGCTGCGCGCGCGCTGGCGCACCGTGCAGGCCATCGGTCTCGACGAGACGCAGCGCATCGTCTGCCGCGGCAAGACCTACCGGATACGCGGCATCACGAATCTCGACGAGCGCGACCACGTCGCGGTGATCGACTGCGAGGTGGTCGAGTGAGCATCGAGCAGGCCATCCGAACCATGCTGACGGCGGGGAGCACGGTGTCGCTCGTGCCCGACGAGCGCGTGACGTGCGGGTACCGCCTGCAGGACACCGTGCTCCCCGCCATCACCTACGAGGTGCAGTCCGTCGAGCTCGCGTCGTGCGGCGCCTCGCCGACGAGGATGGCCGAGGTGGAGGTGCGCAGCATCGCCGACCTCGCCGTCGACGCGCTCGCCATCGCGGCGCAGGTCCGAAGCGCGGCCGTCCCCGGCACCTACTCGAGCTTCAGCCTCGACGCCGTCATCTACGTCGGCCACTCGCTCGAGGAGCCCGGCAGCGGCGAGGGCGACGAGCAGCAGCCCGCCGAGGCCGTCTCGAGATTCACCGTCTACTACAGGGAGTGATCCATGCCCGCGATCTCCACAGGAACAGCAGCCATCACCTACAACTCGCAGGCGTCGACGGGACTCCTGAACGTCTCGACCTCGAGCATCGCCGACATGATCGAGTCGCAGGCCATCACGTCGCAGCGGCGGACGTACATCGCCGGACAGGCGTCCACGACGGCGTCCATCGAAGCCTACTACGACCAGGCCGACGCCTGCATCGCGGCGATGGAGACCGACTCCGTGAACCCGGTCAGCCGAACCTGCACGATCACCTACGCGACAGGCATGACGATCAGCGGCTCGGCGTTCGTGACTTCCTTCCAGGTCACGGGCGGCATGTCCGACGTGCTGCGCGCCTCCATCGAGCTCCAGTTCACCGGAACGGCCACCATCGCATGAGCATCGTTGACGCCATCGCTCTCCGCTCCGTCGCCGTCGAGGTTCGACCCGGGCTGTCGGTCGAGCTCCGCCGCCCGTCGGCGCTCGACTTCGTGGACGCCGTGCAGTTCGCCGACCGGGCGCCGGCGCAGCTCTACGCATGGCTCGCATGGCGTCACGCGAGGCACGACGGCGGCGCGCTGTTCACGTCGCTCGAGCACGCGCTCGACTCGGACGGGCTCCTCGTGCGCGCCATCGGGCAGGCTGCGGAAAGGCTGTACGAGG